GCCTACGCTGGCAAGGTAGCCACTATTCATAAATGCGCTAAAACCTTTGGCTAATAAACCACCAGTTTTGGTTTCATTTTTAAACTTGCCAAATAATGTTGATACACCAAGCAAAGCATCGGATGAACTCTGGGCAAACTTTTCCATTTCCTCTGTGGCTTTAATAATGCCATCAGCACCGCCAAGCGCCGAAATGCTATCTAATATGCCTTCACCAATGATTTCTTGTACATTGGCAGATGAGACAGCAAGGGCATCCATTTGGCCTGCATAAGTCTTTGTTGCTGCTAGGCCTTGCCCTTTAAATCTAGCCGTAAGCGCCGCTGTGATCTGCTCCATATCCCCAGTTTTAATTAGGGCTTTGTCCAAACCTGCGCCGAGTCGGCTCAACGCTGTAGTTTGCCCTGAGTAACCCTTTGCTAATGCGCCGCTAACGCTTGCCAAATCCTTAGTTGTGCCGCGCGATACGTCTAAAGCAAGTTGTAGGCCTTTTTGCGCTGTTGTAACTGAGCCAGTGGCATTAAGCAAAGTCTGAAAGGCTGGCCTCAGCTCGTCATCAAGCACGTTGTAGGTGTCTTGCATCCTGGCAATAAAGCCTTCAGTAGCAATACCAGCAAAACCGTTACCTGTGTTTTGTAATGCTATGGATAGCGACTTTGCGGCTTTCTCATCGGCTGCAAACGCCTGTACAGATGCTTTACCAAAGGCAATAATTTTGCGTGTAGCAAATGCAACGGCAAAAGACTTTGCCAGCATATTGGTAGTTTTTTGAAATTGGGTAAGTTGGCGCTCGCCTTTTTTAAGAGCTGTGCCGTTCCATTTGGCTACGGCGCTTACAACTAAATTTGGCATTAGGCAGCCACCCCATACGCACTTGCTGTGTGTGTGGCATTAAATTGTGCCACGGCTATATTGATTGCAAGGTTTACTGCGTGTGCTGCGCGGCCTTGATTCTCAGCCCATGCCCGGTAAATAAGGCGGCCACGCTGATCTGTGTTGCCAAAACGTGGATCGATAGTGCCACGGCTGCCGTATAGCGCGCCAAGCGGTTCTAAAAATTGACGGCCTGCATTTGGGTTTAGGCTGTTCATGTCTTTAGTTGTGCCGCTTGCTACCCGATATTTGCGCTGTGATTCTAGTTTATGTCGGCTTGCAACTATGCGAGATGCAGGCCTGCCGTTTGGATGTACGCGGCCTGAAGTTTCAAAGATCGCACCACCAGGGGAATTATTAGCAACAAAATAAGCAACCTGCCAGCGGCGTGTAAATTTTGCCCCTGCCACTTCGCCTTTGTTGTTAGCACCTTGTCTATAAACAATGCCAGCCCGGGTTTCACTTTGATCGTATTTAGGGAAAAACCTGTGGCCTCTAGCCGCGGTTGATGTATTGGCTGTTGTCCAACCGCTAAGCATCTCATCGTTACCAGGTGCAAATGCCCGGGCTTTATCACGTACAGGCATCATGGCATTACGTATTTGCGTGTTCATTTGCTTTGCTAAATCAGGATCAAATTTGCGCATGGCTTTAAGTGTGCCTTGTACGCCTGTAATGTTTACGGCCACTTTCACGCTCCCTAGCTCGATCTCCAAGTACTTGCAGTACTGCTTTAAACATAACTTCATCCATTGCCAGGACTTGATCGGGGCTAATTTTTAACTCAATGGCTAATGAAGCCACCAAATATGTAAATGAACCCCGATCTATCCTTTTGGGCTTTCGTCCTCAATTACCTCAACTGAGATAAGTGAAGAAAGAAAGTCATCTCCAAATGGCGGTATAACTTCTGTACGCATTAGCGCGTTATGAGCCAACCAGTAAAGATCACTGTTTTTTTCATGCTCGCGCAACTGCTTATACAAGCCTTGGCCTGCATATTTTTCAAAGGCCACCTCAACCACCGGGGTAATACTCACGATGCTTTCCCCAGTAGCCCTTACGATTTTCAGCCGTGCCATTGTTTGCCCCTTAGTTAAATGTGCCTGTAGTTGCGTATGCAACTGCTGATGTACATGTAAAAGTCATGCTCGAGCGAGCATAATCTTCTGGCCCACCTGTACCCACTGGGGTAAGGTTGTTGATCAAAATTGAAACGGTGTACAACGGATTTGTTGCGCTAATAGGCGTTGCTGAAGCAGCGCGTACTGGCACTATTAAAGCAGTTACGGATGTACCGTAAGCAGCCTGAAGTGTTGCCTGTACTTTGGACGCAGCCCAATCGTTCAAGAAGTCCACCTGTAATGTGCTGGCTTCCAATCCCTTACTAAATTGATGTGCTGCCGCTCCCATTGATGTGGTCTCAACTTCATCAAAGGTTTGCGTTAGCGTAATGCTAGTTACGTACTCACTTAAATCAACGGTGGCAATTTTCAGGCCAACTTGATTATCTAAATAAATTGCCACGGATTATTCCTCATCCTTCTTTTTGGTTGGTGTTTCGTTTGGTATAGGCAGACCAAGTTTTTTTAAAACCTCAATATCTGCCGGGGTTATTTGCTGATCTGCCATTTTTAACTCCATGTCGTTAGTACGGTTATTTGTAAATCTGCCATAAGCAGGCTGCCACTATCAGCGTTTAGTACTGTAGGTGCTGATATTGTGGTAACGCTAAATTGGATCGCACTGTTTGCCAGTTTGTTAAATACTGCGATCATTGTGTCCTCTATGCCAGCCAAATTACCCTGGTTATCAAAGGCTGGCACTGTCATGGTGATGCGAAAGTTGGCCATTGGCTGTATGGCTGCACCGTTATAGCGGCCATTGGCAGGCACTATGTACGGATCGGCTGGTGAAACAATTACTGAATTGGCCATAACTGTGGTTGGTGGGTAAGCAAAGGTTTGCCACACGCCGTTATTGGCTAAGGCAGCGGCTATGGTTGTTCTAAGAGCTGTAATTGCTACGGCCATGGGTCAGCCGATCATTGTCATAGGTGACATATACGGGGCTAAGAGCCCCCTGATTTTGCCGATTAATGTGTTGCCCATGCGATAAGGCGATGGATTGAAATTGTCCACACTAACGCCACCAGTTTGGCTCACCTGACGTGCCTGGAAAATATCAACCGCCAAAATCATGGCGGCCTCGCGCACGCTGGCTGTGTTTACATAAGTAGCGGTTTTTGTGTCTGCGCCTTCGGCTGTGCCATAAGGCAATACTCGCCTAAAGTTTTGGTTTGCGGCTGTCTTTGCGTATTGAATAAAACTGTAACCCTGTGGGTTTTGCCAATAACTTAATTGCATATTAAACGCTGGCAATATATTAGATGTGCCTGTGCTAAATGGAAGCGTGCCAGTAATTGTGTAAGCGCCGTTAAATGTTGAACCAGCCCCGGCAATCGTTACTGTTTCACCAACAGTGAATATACCGGGGTTGGCCAACATAACAGTTGCAACATTTGATACGAGCGCCGTTCCCACGACAGGCGCAGAATCAAACCAAAGGAAGGAGTTGATCTGATCCTGCGCTGCCTGGCACACCTCATCAAGGGTTGCATCGGTGTACAAAGTGCCAATACCCAAGTTTGCGCGCAATTCTGCAACGGTTACGTAGGTGGCTGCCATTTTGTACTCCTTCGTTGTTAGGGTCGGTGGGTCAAAGGGCTAATGACCCACCGACTTCTTAGGGATTTAGTTCAGGTTAAATTTAACGATACCCTTTGGCATTTTTGCAATCGTGGCCATATAACCATAAATTGCAATCTGTACCTGTAGGTTGCTAACCACATTTACGCTCATAAAATTAGTTGCGCTGCGGTAAACAGTAAATGCCTCAGGTGCAAGGATTACTGCAGAGTCATCGATAGTTGTAGTTGCTGTGAAGTTTTTATCCACATACAAATCCAAACCAAGTACATTTCCGCGAATTGAACCAGGCTGTGTAAGACCGCCTGCGTTCATTGGCTGAGATGCAGAATAGATTGGGCGGCCTGTTGTATCAGTTGCACCCATGAGTAGTTGCCACTGTGATCCGTTGGCGATGTAGTTATTTGCAAAGTAACCAGTTGCTTCATACACCTTGCGTGCGGAGTCAGATGCAAACTCGATGATGCCGGCTGAGTCTGCATCGCATCCTGATGAATACTGACCAGCAGCAATTAGCGCATTAAGCACTGTTGTATCAAGTGTCTTTAAATACGCATTTTGCAGTTGGTTTGTAAGTTCAGCATAGAAATTTGGGTCTGAACGCTCTAGCAATTCAACGCTTAGTGTGTTCATACCTGCGTACTTTGAAACTGTACCTGTTAGGTAAGCAGTTTCCATGCCTGTGTTTTGTACTGCGCCTGCTTCAAGTTCAACTGTTACAACTGGTGCAACACCTGTACCGCCGCCTGCGGATGTGACCAATGAAGGCACATTGATGGTCATACCATTGTCCGGCAAAACTCCTTGTGAACACGCATCAATGGCTGGTGTGCCAAAACGTGTGTTAGTTGGAAATTCTGAAAGGTACTGAGTAGGAGAAAATGCCGGGTTAGTTGCAAAACTATCATCGGCTGCAGTTACATAAAGGCGGGAGTCCTCGTTTCCAAGTGCCGCTTTAATTTTGTGCTCTGTATATGAACCCATTGAAGTAATAGGTGTGCGTACTGTCTGGCTATTTAGTACTGAAGGTCGGATGATTTTGCGAGCTGCTTCTACTGTCGGTGCAGCCACTTCCTCGGTCTGATCCTCGTTTGGAGTTTCGGGGGCTGTAGTCACAGCGGCCTCGCTTTCTGTTTCGGTTTCGGTTTCGGTTGTTGTGCTGGTTGTGGTGCTTGTTGTCACGCTGGTTTTTGTTGTTGTGGACATTTCAGCATCCACAACTTCTGCCTGCGCAGCAATTCTTTGCACGGCTGCTGATGAAAATGCCGCTGATTCAACAAGCGACACCTCACGCAAAGTTGCAGCCGTCACCAGGAGATAGTCACCTTTTGGCTCTGATGCAGATACTTCCACACCAACGGATAGGCCATCCATGAGCTGTTCCTGGGCTAGCAAAATTGCATCTGATCCTGCCGTGCTGCGACTTACTGAAAAACTTGCGTACATGCCATCGCTCTTTGATTCAACTGAGCGCATGCGCCCTACAACTTTTGAATTGTCGTGCGACATAAGCAATTTAACTTTATCAACATTAGGGATGTTTATGCTGCCTTCTTGAAAGACAACTTTTCCTGCACTGGTGTATCCAACTTCACCATAAGGTGCAATTTTGCCAGCGATCATGCGGCTTTCGCCATCGCTTGCAGTAATAGATGCGCTAAATGTTAAAAGCATCGCTGTCTCCATTTCCATAAGGGGTCATGCTTTCCATTTCACGTGCAGTTTCTATATCGATTAAATCAAGCGTTAGCATTTTTTCAATAGCATCCAAACGCGCCATAGTATCTGCGCGTAAAAATGTTTCATCAATGTTGAACTTAACGACATTACCGTGTGCGGTTATATCATCCATGCTAAGACGTTCCTCCACTGCACAAATAAATGGCTGCAGCGAATAAGCAACATATTCTTTACGGCTATCCAAAACGTTTTGATAGGTCATGCTGTTATTCATATCCGCGCTAACCATAAAAGCCGGGATATTCATTAAGCGGCTAATTTCCGTACTAAGGTATTGGCTGCTTTCGTTGTACGTCATTTCTTTAGGAGAAAAACCAACTGTTTGGTAATCCAAAGTGCTAGTCAAATAAGCAGTACTGCGATTTTGACGTGCCGATTTGAAAGCGGCCAATAAACCTTGCACTTGTGCCTCAGGCAAATCCGCGCCCTGGTTACGGATGATCCCGGTGGGCATCGGTGTGGCCGCTGCAACTGCCGCTGCTTTTTGTACATCTAATGCGGCTTGAATTGTGCGCGCACCAGTTTCCAAAACACCAGGTAACAAAGATTGAAATGTAACTAAACTGCCAATACCGGACATTGGTACTTGTTTGCCATCAACTGCGTAATACGCAACTTCATAACCCATAGCATCTGTTGTAACTGTTACGCGAGTATTTGCAACCCACTCAAAACCTGAAGGGCGGCCATCATCGGCATACAAAGATGTAACGCGCCAATATGCAACACCATAAAAAATTAAACTATCAACTGTGTAAGCAAGAGTTACTGCACGCGGTTGTCTAATATCAGGCTGTTCTAGCCATAGTGGGCTTTGTAATTGTTGGCCTGTGGATTTTTTGTATAATTCCAAAGGCAAATAAGAGATAACTCCACAGATAAGGTTTCTGCATCTTGATACGGTACTGACCTGCAGTGCAGTAGCGCGATCCATAAAACCTGCGCCATAACCATTGTTATACAAGCCGCCAAAACTATATTGGCCACCGCCAAAACGATCAGACATAATGGCAGGAGCTAGTTGCGCATCAACCTGCACTTTTTCTTTACTGCGAATACCAAAGGTTTGCAATAATCCCATACGGCAATTTTCGCAGTTTGGCAAGCACCCACAGGGACGTGTTCGGCGTGTCTAAATGTAGATTTTGGCCTCACTAATTGGCTTGGAAAGGTGCATCACAACCATGGCCATACCGATTGGCGCGGCCACGCTGCCTTGTGATTTTTTACGCACAATTCTCCAACCTGAATCCTTACTAGAACTAGCCACATTTAGCATTTGCTGATCCAGCTCGGGTTGCACCCCATGAACCACACGCTTATTGTCTATGGCATCTTTAAAGGTAGAGCAGGCGGTGTAAAACTGCGCCCCTACGCAGGCCTCGACCATAAGCCCTGAATTTTTAAGGCGTTCGGCAATAGCGGCGGTAGTGTAAGAATCATGTAGCACTAATTTTGGATGCCATTTGTCGGCCTCCTCCTTTATGTCCACCGCGATTTGTAATTCGTTTACCGCAATTTCACTTGTCCAGGTTTTAACCAATGCCAAGCCAATGCGGCCATCAGGTAGCAAAGCCCCGGCAACTAGGCTGGCAGATCGCCGCGTGTGTGGATCAACGTCAAAGGCAAACATCATTTGCATGCCTGGGGTCATTACCATTTCGGCATCGGCCAAATCTTCCCAAGAGCCAGGTGTCCAAGGGCTAGTCATGCCAGTGTTTACAAACTGGCACAAGGTTTCAGTACGCGCAGCCATAATGGTGCTTGTGGCTATTGTCTCTTCAATGGCCTCTTCACTGATTAATAAACCGAGCGATGGATTGGCTTGCGCCCACGCAGCTCGATCCCAAATGTCGCAGTTTTCGCTAGCACTGTACTCGTAAAAGCCAAGTGACTTAGGCGGCTTGGCCAGCGATCGCTCGCGCATGTGTAGCAACACTTCAGAATCAGCCGCCCCGGCATTTGAAGTATAAAAGCGTTGTGAATTTGGGCGTGTAAGGGTTGTGGACTTACTGGCATCCATTGCCGCTTCATTGACCTCACGCAACTCATCGATCCATAACACATCGGCAGTTAAACCGCGGCTGCTGTCAGAGTTGGCCGCCACCACTTCAAGCACTGCCCCATTTTCTAGGATCAAGCGTTCTTTGCCGTTGCTTTTACGGTAGGCCGATTCAATTTTGCCATCCTTAACCTGAGCCAGTAAAAAGTCATTGCGTGCCACAATGTCAGCAATAATTTCTAGTGACCTTTCAGCCATACGCCGCTGGCTAGACATAATCAATATATTGCGCTCGTCAAAGCAAAACAGGCCAGCCAGCACACGCATACGCAGCATGTGGCTTTTTCCGCTCTGTCTCGCGCAGATGAACAGGCTGCTCTTTTTTATGAACTTGCCATCGTCATCAACGGCGCACATGTCATCCAAAATAATGCGTTGCCAGGGTAATAATGGCTGGCCAATGCGTTCTGCTAGCTCTGCAATTTCACCGC